CAGTTGCATTTTGTGAATATGCGCCTTTGACTGCATATTCCAATAATGTTGCGGTATTGCCGGTTTTTCTTGGACTTCCGTTTATTGCGATTACGTTCATTGAATTTACTCCTTATAATATAAATTTTATTCGCAACCCTGCGAAAGTTGGTTGATGTATTCTCTCCACCCATTGTACCACATAATCACAACAATGTCAAACAAAATCGAAATTCCCCCAAAAACCGGCAAGTCACCCACCGCTACAACGTCTTGGCGACTCCACAAACAACCACACTCTTCCCGCTAATCTCCGCATACTGAGCCGCAAAACCGCCTTCATCATCGGTGAAAATCAGACAACTCCCGTCAACGACTGCTTTCCCGCAAATGCGGCGGCGTGGGCGGCTTTTTCAGAAGGCTCAGCAAGGTTAGTGATTACATTTTTCAAAGACGTACCCACCCTTGAGCCTTTAATCCCTGCATTCGCCATTAAGCCTATCCGAAATTTCAAAAAACATTGACATTTGATGTTAAGTATGATATTATATATGTAGGCAAGGAGTTGAGAGTATGAAATTATCACAAGTAAAATTAAAAAAACAACCCCAAAAATATCTGTCAAAAGTAGACTGTATCACTTATAAAAAGCTTCGTAAAGCTTTAGACGATTTAGGAAAATGGAAAGGCGATATAATAAAGCTTAAAAACAGTAAATTTTACAGATTAAAAATACCGCAATACAGATTCATATTTACATATGATAACGGTATAAATATCATATCAATAGAAGAACTTAATACAAGAACCAACATTAACTACAGGAGGTATTCACAATGAGCGATATTGAAAAAAGATTTAAAAACATATCGGAAGCCCCACCCGATGAATGGGATTTACAAATGTTAGCGGAAATTGAAGCCGAAGCGGACGAAAGCGAAGGGATTACCCTTGAAGAAATGGATAAACTAAGGGCGCGGCGGCAAGTCCGCAGAACGTGTAGCGGTAAAATATCCGTGCGCGTGCCAAAAGAGTTGCATTATGAGTTATTAGAGCGCGCGAAAGAAAACGGCGTAAGTCTCAATCAGTTTATTGTTTACAAGTTGGCGAAGTAGGGCGAGTTTGCCGGGGCTTACTTTCTTAGGTTGAACCACAAAAATGTGTTTCACGCTTACCACAATCGGTTTTCCTGTTGTGGTGTCCTTATCCTGTAATGCGGCGTGCAGTTCTATTTTATGATTGCGCTGTTCGTGCAAAGCATAGTATAGCAAGCCGTATAATTCCCCCACAACACAAAGCCGCCCATAAAATTAAGCGCGGTTGTAATTCCGTTAGCGTTAAGGAAATTCGCCCCTTGAAGGTCAAGCAACACTTCTTGACGTGAGCTGTCTACCATGCTGTCAATTTGTATGGGATTGTTAGAAGGGCTTTCAACCGGGCAATTGCTGTTTTGGGCATCGGTCGCGGCAATTACACCTGCCATTTGTGTTGACATGTGGAAGAGCCTGTCCCCTAATTTGCACATAGGATAACAAAGGACTTGCGTTTTAGAATTTATAAAGCGATTTGAAGCGTGGCGGTGTTTTTGGGGATTGTCCCGTTCTCTAAAATTTCAAGAATTAATGCGTTGTCATCGTAAAAAAGTTCAAAATCTTCTTTGACTTTATAGGTTTCAACCTCAACAGTCCACACTATGCACAGGGGGCAGTCCTGACAACAAAGATAATTCCACTTGTCGCCGTTACAGGCGTTGACGCTGTATACCCATTCCAACCGGAATTTATTTTAGTGGGCGCGTTATTTGTGTCCGAATTGGACACATTCTTTTTGTTTTCTTTAGACATATAAAGTCACCTCTCTTTGAATTATAGGTATTTCCCATATTGTCAGCATTTCGCCTAAATAATACGGGTTTGTTTCGTCCGGATATACTATGTTTTCAAGCGGTTTGCAAAGCAAAAACTGCCCCACGCCGCCCGATTTTAACAACGCTATCCGTATTCGTGTAAGCACATTCAAAAGGTCTTTCGCGCCCTCGCCCGCATCCTCAGAATAGGTTGCCGCGACAATGCGAATAGTGCAGGTGCTATAGGGCGGCTCGCCCGGTGGCTGTTCGTCTTTTCCCGTGAGATATTGCAAAACTATGTAAGGGATAAGATTTGTTTCAGCATCTTTATCGGGTAGCCGCATTAGATAAACTTTGGGTGATTTTTTCTTTCGGTGTGGCGGCTTTTTTTTGCTGTCTTCACTATAAACTTTGTTTTTCACCGGACGAGTAGCAAGAATAATGTCTTTTGTGTTTTCCTCCACAAATTTTTTGAGTTCTTCGAGTAAAACTATAGGACTCATAACTAACCCCCATATCCGTTTAAAATACGGCTTATTTCATGTTCAACGCGTTTTTCAATTGTCTCAAGCACAAGCTCTTTCGCGCTTGATTGAATTTTCGACATGACTTGCGTGTTTTCTATCATGTGAGCTGCCGAAAGCCCCATGAGTTGTTTAGACGAAGCTCGCGCTTTTGTTTTTCTTTCAAACACACCCATACCATACCGCCCCAAATTCGCCACATAAGCGCGAATTAGTTGTTTGCCGCTTGCATTTTGAAGCAGTGACACTGACACAGTCTTTCTTTGGGGCTTTTTGTGACTGGTTTTAAATTTAATTAACGGAATTCTTGTCCCTGCGTAACTGAGTTCACCGACAAAATTATTCCCCGGCGAAGCGCGTTTGAGTTTGATGTTACTGTTTTTTGTGACTTCCTGTTTGCCGACTGTGTATGTTTCGCGAATAAAATCACCCGTTTGTGAGCGTATGGTAGTAAGTGCGCGGTTGATAATAGAAGGAACGGCTCTTTGCAATCCGTTCGGCATACTATGAAGAATCAAGCTTAGTCTGTCAAGGCTTCTGTTATTGTCTATAATCTCTGTCATTCCTCCAACACCTCCAAAGCAAGCGTTATCATTCCTTGTGAAAATTCCGGTTTGACAACCTTAAAATTCTCACCGTTTATAGTTATTATGGTTTCTTTGCGTGGTAGGATTTTAAGGTCAGAAAAAGCGATATAGAGCGTCATGTCGGAAATAAAAATACCGTTGGCGTGGTCGCTTGAAATCCGCCGTCTGTCCTTTGCGCCCTCGTATTCTGTAACAACGGGAATATTGTACTTTTTGCCGTTATACTCAATTTTCGCTTTCTCGGCGTGTTCGTTTGCGTTGAAAAAGACGGTTTTAAGGTCTCTGTTTAGAATATCTTTAAAATTCATTTAAACAACGTCCTCTGCAATAAACCAACTGTCAACTTCGTGCGGAACGGGCAACGGCTTACTGTTAAGCGCGAGAAAACGGCGGTCGGGATTGTGCTTTACCCATGTTTTAGGAACGAGTTTTCCTTCTACTGTCACAAAGCTTTCATTCGCTCCTCCTTTTCCGTCAAGCATTGTTATCGCGCCGTAATACATCGAATACGCCGCACCTGTTGACAACATGGCGACAGTTCCGTCCGGAACGTGAGGTTTTTGCACGGGCGCGCCGGGGTTAGTCCAGTCATCAAGATACCATTCGTTATAGGTGTGAATATCAAGCCCTAATTCTCGAATTGTGCCAATATATGTAGCACCGTTAGGCATTTCACGCGGCTTGATTACGGCAAGGTCATAGCTTTTAATATCAAGCACATTTATAACTTTTTCATGGTTAATAAACGCCGCCGCTACATCATCTGCCATAACGCAAACATCACAATTGACAAAACCTGTTTTTTGAACCTGTTTACGCCACTTTTTAAGGTCGCCGAGAGGGTCTGAATCCTTGTGAGTCCACTTCCTTGCAGCTGTTGTGATTTTTTCCTTGTTTGTGAAATTGAAGTCTATAACCTCGTTAAGTCCCTCGCCGATAACCGGGATTTTACCTGTATAAATCGCCTGTACACAAGCCCATTCTATACGGCGAGTTACCATTTCCCGAAGCTCTAATAAATCGTCCCTTAATTTTTCGACTTGACGTTCAGCCGGGCTTTTTCCGCTGTAAATAGTTTCGCCCGGCAAACGGCTTTCCAAATCGCCCGCCGTTGTAATTTTGTTGGGTGAAATAAGGGGTGGGGTGTAGGTTTGGGTTTTGTAGCCGCTGTTGGCAATTGTTTTTCCACCTATTGTCGGGTGGACGAACGGCGCAAGAGCGCGATTACCTTTTTTGAAGTCAACATCAATGTGTTTTGTGGTGAATGTCTTTTCACGATTGAAAAATGTTGACATAAAATATGTTCGCACAGGCGGTAAACGACTTATCACCTTTTCCATAGTGCGGGGTTCATAAATGCTTATGTTTTCTTTAGGCATTGGGTTGTACCTCCTTTAAAAATATACTTAATTTTCGCAAAGTGGGCTTTAAGTTTTCAGCGTTCACGCCGTCCGGCAAAACAAGCGAGTGGGTAAAAAACTCGCCCGTCAGATAAGTCGCCGTATAAAATAAGCTCTGCCGCCTGATTGTCAGCAGCGGCTTTAACCTCCCAAAATTTGTTGGTTTTTTGCGATTTATTCAATTTGCTCATTCCTTTCAAATTTTTTCAAATTACGTAAATTATGTATTTACATGCAATAGTTTATATGCTATAATAGGATTATAAAGGGGGTGGTCAAGTGAAGCAGAGGGACTTAATTAAGAAATTGGAAGCAGTCGGTTACAAGCTTGATAGAACAGGAGACCACGCAATATATGAAAAAGAAGGTTGTCGCCCCGTGCAAGTCCCCAATCACCGCGAAATAAAAGAAATTCTTGCAAAGAAAATTTTAAAGGACGCGGGGATTAAATAATTATTGCAAATGAAAGGTGGTTTTACCGTGAAATATGTATATCCCGCAATTTTTGAACTCGCCGATGAAGGCGGTTATGCCGTTTCTTTTCCCGATTTACCCGGTTGTTACAGCCAAGGAAATAGCCTTTATGAGGCGTTTGCAATGGCGCAATCTGCTTTGACTCAGTGGATTGAATATCTGAGAAGCAAACAACAACCGGTTCCGAACCCCTCAAATATAAATGATGTGCTGTCAGAAAATGCCGAATTTGTTAATTTGGTTTGCGCTGAACCTAAAGACGGGCGTGCCATAAAGCGAACGGTGAGTATTCCAAGATGGATGGACGAAAAGGTTTCTGAAACCGGATTAAGTTTATCTCGCGTTTTGCAAGATGCCTTGACACAAAGGTTGCAGTAGAGAGTCCCAAAAAATTCAATTAACCAGTTCTGAAAAAAACCGGGGGCTTTTACGCGCCCCTTTGCAACAGCCTCAGCAAGCCATTCCTCAAAAATCGGCTGACAAAAATCATTTATAAGCCATGCACGGTACATTTTCACCGTTTTCCAAAACTCAAGCATTGCGCCGCGCGATGCACTGAAAGATGCCGTGTAGTGTTTTATAAGAACCTCATATGGAATTTCGAGTGCTGAACCGATATGACGTGTTACGGCGGTCACAAAACCGTCAAAATTTGCGTTTGGTCTGCCGGGGCTTACGGTGTGAGGTTTTTCGCCGGGAGCCAACTCAACGATAGAGCCGCTGCCAATTTCGAGTTCAGTTTCTTTGCTTGTTACGCGTTCATGCTCCGGCACAATTTCGCCTATAGCAGGGCCGTCACCGCTGTTTTCACTTGTTTCTATAAGAACGGCAAACATGCCGCTTGTAACCGCCGCATCAATTTCCGCTTGTGTATATCTTCCCAACTGTTTTATAGGCTCAATAATCGGCGCAAGAAAAGGCACACCGCGCCGTTGCCCAATTCGCTCACGACTCATAACATGCAGCACGTTTCGCCGTCCACTCGTTTTCCCGAAAGCTTCAATCCGTTTCCACGCTTGCCCTGTCGTAAGTTCGGCAGATAATGGGTGATGGTTTAATATGTGATATGCCACAACTTCACCGTGCGCATTTGTCTCAACGCCGCCTATAATATTTTTGTTGTCTGTATCATCGGGGGTACAAAGACGGTCGGATTCAATGAGACATATGCGCAAATCATAAGGAGAATTAACCCGTTTTGTGGTCGGTAAAAGCACAATCACATCACCGGACATAAGCCAGTTAAGAAAAGCAAGTTGTTGCAAATCACAAAAGTTGTCAAATCGCTCAATGTCGCAAGCTTCAGACTCTGCCCACAGAGCAAATTCGCGCTCTATGTCGCTTTCTGTTATTTGCGCCTGTTCTTCCGAAAGCTTTAAAAATTCATAGTCTATTTGACTTTTAAGGACAAGCCCTGAACCTACTACATTTGTTCGCATTGTTTTAACCGCGCCCGTGGCAATTGGTACGCCCATGTAAAGGTCGCGGCTTCGTTGCCGCAAAGTTGACAAATTTTCCTGTATGTCTTCTTTCGCGCTTCCACCGTTACAAAACCACCCTAAAAGTGAATTTTTGCTGTGAGAAGCCCCATAATTGCTATAGCCGCTGTTAATTATATTCAGCCGATTACGGGCGTTGGCGCGTTTTAAAGCCGTTTTAGGCGATACGGCGGCAATGGCTTTTTCAAATATATTCAAAATATATCACCCCCCTAAATGTCACGCGGTACGGCGCGGTATGTGCGGTTGCTCCCTTTGCGGCTTAATTGGCTCACTTTAGTTTCCCAAAATTTCACTTGATTGCGAACCTCTTTTAAATCGGCTTTCGTAAGCCATCTTACCCCTATTCTGTAGCTTTGGTGACTTGTTAATTCAAGCTCAGCTTTAAGCCATTCGTCAAGATGTTTTTGAGCCGTCAGTAAATTAATTCCCATTATGCAAAACCCCCTCTTTTACGCCGCCCACGACTATTTGCAACGGGTTTCTCGGTGCTTTCTCTTTTAAGCGTGGCATTGCTTATTTCAAGAGCAGCAAGGGCATAGTTTCGGCAGTCAAGCGGCTCGTTACGTTTAAAGCCGCCATCTTTCAATTTCCATACATACTGCGATTTTCCTCTTTTATAAACTAAAACCATACGCTCTGATGTCAATCCTTTAAAATATTGCTCATCATATCCGCGCCCCTTATCTTTGGGAAAATGACAGTAATTAGCCCCTTCCTCTTCAATCTGCAAACTCTGATATATTGTGTGTTTGCCCGTATCAACACCTAACGTAAACATAGGCGTGTTTGCCCTGTTATTTTTAGAAGCACGGGGAATATACGGCACATCAAAACCGCCCTTGCCGCGTATCGGAAGGACGGTGGGGTAACGCGGCTTGCAAAACGCGCATACTTCGTTGAAAAAATGCCCACCGGCATCTATACAAGCCCGCGAAATTTTAAGTTTCGTGCCGTCTGCACGGGTAAAAACTTGATTCAAAAAAACGTGTAAATCCGTCCATATCTGCTCTTGCCTTAAATTCCCATAAATGATTTTGTATTGTATGCCCCAACTTTCTTTTTCCTCACCCCACCCGACAACCTCAATTTCAAAACGCTCATCTTGCGTGTCAACCCCGGCAGTAAGAAATAAAACCTCGTTAGGAACCTCGGCGTTGTATTTTTCGCGCCGCTTATAAAGCGCGGACGGTTCAATTTCGTTTCCTTCCTCTTCCCACGTCTGCCCCATCTCGGTGTTCGTCCAGACTTTCAAGGGTTCGATATTTCCTTTTTTCTTTTCATCGTTTGCCAAAAGGAACTTTTCAACAATTTCTTGCCACTCAATAAGCAACGAAGCAAGGGAATTTAAGTGAAAACCCCGTACTTTTCTATCGGGGAAGCGCGGTATAAACTTACCCTTTGTAAAGCGTTCTTTCCACGCAACCTCGCTATTTACAACGCCGCATTTCGCGCATATATAATTGATTTCGTTAAGGTTGTCTTTGTCAAAACTAACTCCCGCCCACTCTAACTCCTGTAACTCCCCACAATCGGGACAGGGGACATGCCATATTTCCTGTGTGCTGTTTTCAAATTCAACTTCAATTCTTGATATGCCTTTAACCGTCGGCGTTGAAATAAAAACCTCTTTTTTGTTCCAAAAGGTGGTAAGCCGCTTTGACGCAAGCAAAAGCGGGTCTCCCTCTTTGCCCGCTGTCGGCGGGTAGCCGTCTATTTCGTCCGCAAGCAACACCCGCGCCGAACGGCTACGAAGCCCCACGGGTGAGTTCGCCCCGACAATGGTAACGTAACCGCCGGGGAACTCTTTGTGCAAAATAGTGTTGCCGCTGTTGCGGCTCTTTTCGTTGACCTTGCCCGCCAACACGGGCGTGGTCTGAAGCATAGGCGCAAGTTTTTCTTTACTAAAGGCCTCCGCCATCGGCTTTACATTCGGCTGTACAACAATAATCGGGCAAGGGTCATAATGGATATGATACCCGATTGTATTTAATATCAAGGCGTATGTTTTCGCAACTTGCGCCGCGCTCATAACAACAACTTTACTTGTGTTAATATCGGATATTGCCCCCATAATTTCCCGCATATAAGGAACGCGGCTTGTCCGCCATTGTCCGGGTTCTGATGATGTTTTCGTGGGTAACTTTTGGTATTTGTCCGCCCACTCTGCTATCGTCATATCGGGCGGCGGTTGCAACTCGGCAAATATCCGCTTAAATAAATCATGTGTTGCCGCTTTCATTGTCCGCCCTCCTAAATAATTCATCATATCCCGCAAGCTCATTTAAGGCTTCGTCAATGGAATCTTTTAATATCCTGTGTATTGCCGCCTTGTCGGTCTTTTTAGATAACGCCGGGGAAAGTTTTGCCGGAATCGACATTAAACGGGTCTTAAAGTTTATAAGCATACTCGCCATAACCGTTTCAACGTCATTTGCCGTGTGCAAATCTCGCTCTTTTAAACCTAAGTCAAATTCAATCCCGCGCCGTTTTGCTTGCATGAGCAAAGCTCGCTCGGTGTTATAGTCAACGTTCTCAGCACTGTCGGGATTGCGATTTCGTATATAATTAATGTATGCGTGAATGGTAGGGATAAGCTCATAAAGCCCCGACTTGCCGCTAAACTCACGTATAATATTTTGGTCTTTCATTTGACGAACGCGGCGTTCCGATAAATCCAAAATTCGTGCAATTGCTTTTGCGCTATATAGTTTCATAAGCAAAACCTTTCACAAAAAAATCGCGGAAGCGATAAAAAATTTTTCGTAACTAAACATACGCCGGACTCACGGAACCCGCATCGGGCAAAATCGCCCCGGAAGTACCTTTTTATCTTTTTAGTTTTCTTAGGGAATGTCCGGATTTATGTTATATTCACCTGTGGCTTTTTGTCTTTCGAGTTCTAATTTCTGCCAACCTATATCATATTGCCTTATGCTGTCCTCAGTGCGGCGAATTTCTGTTTGTATTCGAGTTAGCGCATCTTCAAAACGTTGTAACAATTCGCGGCGCGGCTCTTCCTCTTTATTGATTTTAACTAATTTTAAAACCTCTCGCCCGTCCTCTGCCTTTTTCCCGGAAGGTTCAACAAGGCTGTGAGTTCGGCGGGTCAGTAATTCGGCATTACCGCCCCTTATTTCGTTTATGTCTTGCATAAGTCGGCGTTCTCTTATTCGGAATGTCGCTAACAAATGTAAAAGCGAACCGCGCCGTTGCACGCCCTGCCCGACAACCTCATCGACAATTTCCTTCTCTTCATCGCTCAATAAGACACCGTATATTTTCATGTACGCGCCAGTAATAACAGCGTTGATATTTCCGTATGGTGCGCCGCCTTGGGGTGGGTGTCCGGGTTGCGCTCCTCTTTTACGATTTGTCTTTGACATAATCTCCTCCGCTCCTATTCAGTTGTTTCGGAATTAAGGGGGGTGTATATGATTGTTTTTTTGCAGGTTTTAAATGAGCTACTATATTTCAAAGGGTTTCCAGTCATTATCTTGCGTGAAGTCCATATTAGGTGCCCTCTCTTTCCTCTGCTTTTCGCCCCTCCGGTCATACTTCTACGATTTTATTTTACTATATAAAATAGGCGGTAACAGGCGGTTTTTATTTTGGATAATTGAAATTTGTTATACTTTCATTTTTTTCAAAATATTCACCTAATATTTCAAGCCCTGCTTTCCGGTGGGTCTTAGCTTGTGTGTCGCTGTAGTGGATTTTGGTATAAATTTTTGCCCACGGAAAGCCTTTTATATAGAAGTCGTAGATAATTGTTTTTTGAACAATATTTAGCTTGTCAACTTCCTGCGATATTTCGATTTTTAAGTTATTAAGTAAGTCATTTTTTTCACATAGTTCTTTTATGTACTCACTGTTAAGCACAAGGGCGGCGGTAGGGTCAGAAGCGTTATATTTATTTCCCGACATTTTAACAAAAGAGACACTTCTGCCCGCGTTGTTAAGGCGTTCTTGCAGCTCTTTGATTCTAAGTTTATTGTATGCTATTTCCCTGTCAATGCCTTTACAAAATTTTAAAATTCTTATCACTTTTTCCCTCTTCATAAAAACTCGCTCCTTTTCGTTTTCATGGCGTTGGGTATCGTTGGCTATATTGTAGCTCGAGCCTTAGCCAACTCCCCTGATTTAACGGCATTTATTCTTCCAATTCTCTTTAATTCCAATTCGCAACTTGCAAATTTCTCGGCTTTTTCCATGGCTTTTATATATTGCTCTGTACCAAACTCAGACCTTGCCATTACAAAAATATTATCATCGTATCCTTTTGCGCGTTTTGCGGCAATGCCTAAAGCTCCTTTTAAAACATCATAACAATCACAAACACTATTTTCCGCCGCATTATAAGTAAATACCGCCTCGTCAAACGATTCAGCTCTCTTCAACAATAACCGCAAAGCCGCAAGTTCCTTTCGGTCGCTGTAACCCTCATAATCGGAATACGTATAATTTATTACGGCTTGGTTAAACCATTTTGTCATTACACCTCAACCTCCACAATTTGAAATAATTTCAAATCCGTCCGCGTAGCGGACACAATAACTGTCAACTGTCAATTGTCAATTGTCAATTGTTCGTCATACTTACCTCCAAACTGGCTGTTTTTAGTAGACCTGTCCCATAACTCATTTTGCCCTCAGTTTGTGATTGAAAATTGCAGCGATAAGCGTTGTTCGTAAAAGTCCTCGGTTGCCTTTATTGCGATAAGTTTCTTTACAGATTCTAAATATT